GTCTCGTTTATATAGTAAGTTTGACCATCGCAAGGTACATCAACCACTATACCATTAACTATTTGTCTTACGACATTACCTAAATAAGGTGCATAGAACGGTGATATACTTATAGCCACCTTAGGTTCTTGACGATATTTATTAACTAAACCTTTACGTTTAGCTTCCGTCTTATTGAAATTATGTTCATGTTTAGCTTCTGTAGAAAGTTTTGGTTTACTCTTTTCAACCTTTTCTACAGCAGCTTCCTCAACTATTTCATCTAAGAAAGCATCGATGTTTTCTTTTTTACTAGCCATAATGTTTCCTCCTATGTATTACAGATTAATTAAAATCTGCGTTTAATTGTGAAGGTACACAGTAGTAGATTGCTACTGCTTCAGTTCTAGTTGAACCGAATCCTACACTGTCAATCTTGAATCCGATAGATTGTCTTTGATCGATAGGGTCTAATACACCAGCAGATCCTAACGCTTTAACATACATCTTAGCATTTCCGTGTCCAGCGATTTCTGTTCTAGTTAAGCAGTCTGCCCCAAGAACGAAAACTCTGTCTACTTTTAATTCATACCAATCACCATTACCATCACCAACTGCAGTATTGTAAGCATCTAAATCCCAATGTTTTAAGTTAGGGATGTAAGAAGCTTTTTGTCCAGTTCTTGAATCATATACATAATTATCTGGATTTCCTTGTCCATCAACTTTAGCAACTTTATAAGTAGTAGCATCAGCAGTACCATATTCCATTTCACTAGTTGAAGTATTGAAACGAGCAACTAATAAGTAGTCATCTTCAGTACCTCCAATAGTTGCGTGGAATTCACCACTGTTATCTACATGCATAGTTTCATAGAATTCAAGTCCGAACATTGGAGGAATTGGTCCCATGTCATCATAGAATCCTTTAGTAGTTTGGTTAATAGTCATATATTTTTGTACTAGACTATCTTCGATCATATCAAAGTAGAAGTCTGGAGTACCGATTACATGATATCTATTTCCATTTCTAGGTTTTACTAATTGCTTTTTCATTGATAGAGCAATAACTCTTAAGTCTTCAAGACTTGGTTTACAATCTAAAGTTAGGCTTTGGAAGTTAGCAACTTGTCCAGCATAGAATGCAGAAGCAACTGTAACTAAAGCATCTCTTGCTAGTAAGTCTAAAGTTTCCATAGCTACGATAGAATATTCTTTTGTGTAATGTGCGATAACTGGATCGATTACTTCAAAGTTTACTCTATCAGTAAATTCCATGTAACGTCCATATGAGAAAGTATTGATTTCATACTTTTCCATTGAACCTTTATCACTGAATGGTGGCACACCTTCATCTAATGGTACAGTGTGTGCTTGTAATGGAGCCCATCTACGAATTTGTAGTTTAGCTGCATTATTTTGGATTGGTGTAGTATTTGCTAATCTGTAGAATACGAAGTTCTTTTCATCTAAACGGATAGTATCTAGTAATTGCTTATCGTAGAATAATTCTGGTCTGATAGCATAACCATGATTATTGAAATATTCTATGTAACTGTTAATATCAGCTACTGGATTTAAAGCATTTAACATTAACATCTACCTCCTATTCTTATTTCCATGTCGGCTCTTATTTGATTTCTTTGGAAACAGTATTTAATAGGCTGTTGAACTCTGCCATTGTCTTAACATCTGTTGGGGTAGGTTCCTTTTTACCAGACTTACCATCTGGTTTTGCAGCGGAATCGGCTTTGTTTGATTGTTTTATCCACCCTTGTCTAGCTTCTTCTATCTTTTTGTTTACTATGTCATCAAAGAACATACCTTTATAGATAGTGTCGAAGTTTACTCCAGGTGCTAATAAGTCAATCTTATTTTCGATTGCACGTTGCACAAACGCTTCAACTTCCTTCCCCGTTAAGTTATGCGTTTGTTGTAGAGTTTTAAGTCCAAGCATTAGAGTTTGATCTCTTTGTGCTTGTGTTAATTCTCTGATTTGTTCTTCTTGTTGGTCCATCTTACGTAGTAATTCTGGATTCGCTGCAAGACCTTGAATCTGTGCTTGTTTTTTATAAGCTTCATCTTCAAGAGCTTTTATAAACGCTTCTTCATTACCATCGAAATTAGAACCACG